CGAGTTAAATTTAAGAGAGGTTTACAAGTAGCATACCCAGACGAAGTAGTTGAATTTACATTAACCGTATAACTTAAAAAGATATGGCGTGTAATTTAACACAAGGCTTTAGCGTAGGATGCAACGATTCAATCGGTGGAGTAGCAGAGTTCTGGATAGCAAATATGCCGACAGACTTTGTAGCTGCAACTGATGGAAGTGGAGAAGTAACTGGTTTGACTGGTGATGGACTTGTATATTACAAGTACGAATGTACCAACGCTCAAGGAGCTACCTCTGTAATGAACGACAACCCTACTGTTAATGACCAAAACGGAACAAGCTATTTTGACCAGACTGCGACTTACGTTCTCAACAAAATGGAGAAAGCTAAGCGTAATGAAATCAAAATGATAGCAAGAGCCAAAATGTCTATAATTATCAAGGATAATAATGGGAGATACTGGCTAATGGGTGCAACTTTAGGAGCAAGATTAACTTCTGGAGATAACGGAACTGGAACTGCTTTAGGAGATAGAAATGGATATAGCCTTTCTTTCCAAGCACAAGAGCCAGAGCCAATGCCGATAGTGACTGTTGCTCTTCCTTTAGTATAAAGGTTTAGTAACTTAAAAAATAATTAGCCCACTACTTAATACGTGGTGGGCTTTTTTAAAATCAAAAAATGGACATAATAGAGAAAGATACTACAAATTATATTTATTGCAATATCTCAAATGAGGTAAATAATGCTTACTATACTATGACCATTGAAGCCTCAGAATACGAGGTTAATGTAACTTTAGCAGCCCCAGATGGGGTAAACGATAGGTATGTTGCTTTTGAGCTAATAGAGGGTGCGCAAGACCTCCCTAACGCAACAATAGACCTACCGAACAACGGAGATTATCCGTATAAGATAATAAATGCCACTACATTAGGAGGAACAGAGGGGATAGAAATTCATAGAGGTATATTAAGATTGAAACAACCCAAAGAAATTGTATATTCGTACACAGACGAACAAAGTACTATAATTTATGAATAAATTTCCAATTATAACGGAATTTGCCTCAGCAGAAATCCCAGTTTTTTTAGAAAAAAAGAACAAAAATATCGTTTGGTTCGGAGCTGATAACCTTTATCCCTTTGAACTTATAGACCTATATAACGATAGTAGCACACATAACGCTATTATTAACGGAAAAGTAGGCTATATTGTAGGCAATGGCTTACATTCTGATGACTTAGAAACAAAGAAATGGCTATCTCAAGCGAATATAGATGAGGATTGGACTTCATTATTAAAGCGTTTAACGTTAGATTATGAGTTATTTAATGGTTATGCCATTGAAGTTATTAAAACAAGAGTAGGCAACCAGTATCATCACTTAGATTTTGCTAACATTAGAGTAGGTTTAGATGGTTCTATACAGTATGCACACGATTGGATTACTGACAAGGGGACAAAAAACTCTAAACCAGACATTCAGTATTTAGAGAGATATAACCCAAGAAACCCAGACCAAAAAAGAGGGGTGATTTATCACGTTGATTATAGACCTAACCTTAAATATTACCCTTTGCCAGTATATGTTGGCTCACTTGCTGAGATAAGAACAGATGTGCAAATAGGAGATTATTGGTTAAATGAGGTTGAAAATGGATTTGTAGGAGGGACACTAATTCAGCATAACAACGGAGTTCCAGAAACAAAAGAAGAGGCTAAGCAATTTGAGGAAGCTTTTAAAGAGAAATTTGGCAAGGCAACTGGAACTAAAATAGTACATTTATTCAGCCCATCAAAAGAGAATGGTAGCGAAATAACCAATCTTAATGGTAATGACTTACACGAAAGATATGTTAATATGAGCCAACGAGTAAAGGAGGCTATATTTATAGGGCATCGAGTTACTAACCCAATCTTATTTGGAGTAAAAGAAGAGGGACAATTAGGGGCAAGGAATGAGCTTGATTTGGCTTACGAGATATTTACAAACACTTATGTAGCTGAGCGTCAAAATACGCTGATGAGAACAGTTAAAAAATTAGCTTTCTTTGAGATACAAAAAACAGATATAGAATTAATACCACTTAAACCTATTGATACCGTAGATTTAACCTCAGATATAATCTTAGCAAACCTTAGCAGAGAGGAAATAAGAACTATGATAGGCGACCAAACTGGGATTCAGCTTGAAGAGGCTATTGAAGTATCTAATATCCCAGTAGAACCAATACAAACAGATAATCCTAACGAAGTCGTAGTAGAAAGCATAGATGAAGAGAAAGAGCAAAAGGAATCCTCTTATAATGGTGCTCAAATAGCTTCTGCTTTGTCAATCGTAGAGCAAGTAAAATCTGGCATTCTTTCAGTTAGTCAAGGGAAAGCTGCTTTAATGGAGTTTTTAAGACTATCAGAAGAGGTATCTCTGAAACTATTAAAAGGAGATGACGAGTTTTTAACGCAAATATTTGAAAAAAAAATACAAGACGGAAAGCCTTTATTTGATACAATAGAGGAAGCAGAGAGTGTAGCTCAGCAAATAGGTTGCGAGGGTTATCACGAACACGAAATAGATGGAGAAATATGGTATATGCCTTGCTCTACTCATTCTGAGATTAATGACAAGAATTTAGAGGGGTTTAATCGTATAACAAAATTTGATACCTATAACGATTACCCTAAAGCAGCAAGTAGAAACGCACAGACTGCTCTAAATTGGGCAGAAAAGAACGGATGGGGTTCTTGCTTAGAGGCAACTGGAAAAAAAAGAGCCTCGATGTTAGCTAATGGTGATAGTTTGAGCCGAGATACTATCGCTCGTATGGCAGCCTTTGAAAGACACAGACAAAACTCTAACAAAAAGTTAGGCGATGGATGTGGGCGTTTAATGTGGTTAGCTTGGGGAGGTGACGAGGGTATCGCTTGGGCACAAAGAAAACTAAAGCAAATAGACTCAGAAAAGATGTCTGCTTGTTTTTCAGAGGATGAAGATATAAGCCATTTATTTGACAATATAGGAGTATCAAAAGACGATTACGAAATAGTAGACAATTTAGACATACACTTTAGTTCTGATGGTAGCCCTATAGAATTTGCTACTGCTGAGCAAGGTATCGTAAGAAATGTACTGAAACTTATATTTGCAAACCCATTAATAAAAGCTTCTGGTATTGCTGAGGCTTTAGGTTTAGACTTTGACCAGTTATTAGGGTCTATAGGCATATTAACAACGTCTAATTTAATAGAGATTGAGGGTAGCGATATTAGTTTAACAAATGTAGGAGAAAAGGTAGCCAAGTCAATTGATTTACCTAAAACTGAGGTTAAATATGAGTACCAATTAAGAGCCGATGCTCGTCCATTAAAAGAGGGTGGAAGCTCAAGAGATTTTTGTCGCAAAATGATGTCTAAAAACAAGCTATATACCAAAAAAGAAATAGACGTTTTAAGAAATGATATGAAGGCAAGTGGATTAGCAGATGTTACAGACGTTTGGTTAGCAAGAGGAGGCTGGTATAGAAAGCCAAATACAACTACAAGCGTACCATTTTGTCGTCATATATGGAAACAAGTAATAGTTAGAAAGAAATGATATTAATCGTTAGCCCAGCATTTATAAAAGAAAACACCGTACTACATTATAACGTAGATGACGGCTACCTAAAACCATTAATTGATAGTATCCAAAATACTTTTATTAGACCTATTTTGGGAAGTGCTTTATTTGATGAGATATTAAACCAAATTAAAACAAATACCGTTACTTCTTTGAATGAAACATTAATTAAGGAGTATATGAGAGATGCTTTAAAATGGGAGGTTTGCCATAAATACACTCGTATAGGTACATATAAATTAAGGAATAAGGGTGCTGGGACTCATTCTGGAGATGGTTTTAACCCATTAGACGAAAGCGAGTTAGTGGTAGCTAAAAATATATATAAAGATAATGCAGATTTTTATAGACGTAAATTAAAATTATATTTGAAGCAGAACGAGAATAGCTACCCACTTTACAAAACTCCTCCAGCTGGAGTCGATATAGTTTACCCAGAGCAAGATACACAATGGAGAAGCCAATTTATACTATAAATAAAGAGCAGAAATTACAAAAATATGTCGAAAAGTTTAACCATAAAAAACATAAGGACAATAATGGAAGGGATAAAGTCAGAACATCCACAGATAAATACCATCATAAAGGGTAACATTTTTGACGTAGATTTAACTAAAGATGTTACTGGAAGCTATCTTATATATGACGTTGTCAATATTGCTCCTAATGGGTTTAACGGAGTAGATTACTCATTAGATTTGTTTATTTGTGATAATGTTACGGAGATAAATACGGAATCTAACGAGGTTGATGTTCAAAATGAATGCTGCTTAATAGCGTTAGATATTATGAGTATATTTGAGAACTATAACAAGTCTACTTATGCCGACAAAGATTTAGCTTTAGTACTGAATAAGAACTGGAGCATACAGCCATTTACCGAAAGATTCGATAGCCTATATTCTGGAGCAGCGATAAGTATGTCGTTAAGCTCTGCATATGGCTACGCAAGATGTAAAATACCAACATAAATAAAGAAATGACAACAACTGAATTAACCTTATCAAGAAATGGACAGAAATGTGTAACTGGAGATGTTACCTTTACTGCCTCAGACAAAGTAGCTTACCTTGTGGTAAACGCAGACGCTACCTTCGCAAATCTAACAGACCAAAGCGATAACAACGTATTAACCGAAAGTGCTTTAGGTGGCGTAACGCTATCTACTGGAATGATTATTTCTGCAAAAAATGGCGGAATGATGAAGAGAGTTAACGTATCGAGTGGGTCTGTATTAGCTATATTCGGATAGTGTATAGCTACGGATACCAATACGGAAGTAAGACTAAACGGATATCAGAGGGACAACTGATATTTGAAGAATACGAGGTGCGTGTAGAAGCAGACGGAGGAGTGGTAGAAAATAGAAGTTGTGTAATTAGAGACCTAAATAAATTAATATGAGCATATTAGATAAAGCAAGTTTAATACAGATACCAAGTGGGTATAAATCTACAAAGCTATACTCGATAGAGCCGACCAACGGCGATGGCGATTTCACCTTTGCTCGTTCATCAAGTGGAACGAGGGTAAATAGTGAAGGGTTGATTGAGGTTGCTTCGGTTTTAGGAAGTGAGTTAGTTGTTAATGGAGATTTTGCAACTGATAGTGATTGGAGCAGTACGGAAGTTGCGACAATAGGAATAAGCGGAGGTTCTATTAATTTTTCATCTACATCAAGCAATAAAAGGATTCAAAATATAGGCAGTATTATAGTAGGTAAAAAATATATTGTTAATTATGACATTGTAAGTATCTCTGAAGGCAGTTTTGCTTTTCAAGACGGTGTAAGTACATACACATATCGCTCATCAATAGGTTCTTACTCTGAGGAGATTACGGCATCGGGTACATTTATTCGAATACGAACAGCGGGAACAACTACGGGCTCAATCGACAACGTATCTGTCAAAGAAGTAATAACAAACAACGTTCCTCGCTTGGATTATAGCGGTGGGGCAAGTTGTGCGAGTTTATTATTGGAAGGACAGTCAACGAATTTATTGCCATATTCTAATGATTTTACTCAATGGACAATACAAAGCGGTGTTACTGCTACACATAACACTACTGAAACATTAAGTCCCGACGGTACAAATAACGCAACAAAGTTTGTAGGTAACGGGTCTGCTGGAGTTTTCTATGCAGCTATTGCCGTTACGGGTGTTATAACAAGGTCGATATACTTAAAAAGCATAGTAGGTACGGTAAATGTTATTTTAAAAGACCCTAACATTACAATAACATCAAAGTCGTTAACGGTAACAACCGAATGGCAAAGATTTGACTTAGCGGAGGATAATGGAACAAGCAGTCAAGGTATATGGATTAGTAACATTCCCGTTAGTGGGGTTTATATGTGGGGAGCTCAATTAGAGCAAGGCTCTTATCCAACATCCTACATACCCACAATCGGAAGCACAGTAACTCGCACCGCCGATGTCTGCAACAATGCTGGGACTTCAGCGACGTTTAATAGCACAGAGGGTGTGTTGTTTGCAGAGATAGCAGCGTTAGAGGAAACATCAAGCTCATCGAAATACATAACTATTTCAGATGAAACATATAATAATAGATTAAGTGTTTTGTTTTCAAGTGGAGCTACTGACCAAATTAGAGCATTTTTGCGAGTAGGTGGTGTATCTCAAGTAGATTTTAATGGAAGTGTCACAGATGTTACCGATTATAATAAAGTTGCATTTAAATATAAAGCCAATGATTTTGCTCTTTGGATTAATGGTGTTGAGGTTGCAACTGATATAAGCGGCTCAGTATTTAGTGCCGATACCTTAACTAAATTATCGTTTAGCGAAATAAACACTACAAGCGGCAAATTTGAAGGCAAAACAAAACAACTAATGGTCTTTAACGAGGCGTTAAGTGATGAGGAGTTAAGTGATTTGACTGGGCAAATAAACTTGAGTTTTAATAATTTAGCAACATTCTACGGATATACAATATTATAATTATGGCAGAAGCAACAATACAATTAGGAGGCGGAAACTGGGCTGGAAAGTCAGACAACATACTTGGATACTATAAAGAGGGCGAGAGATTTTACAAGCAAGATTTTACTTTTTCAAGAAGCACAAGCGGAACAAGAGTTAATTCAAGTGGATTGATTGAAACTGCAAATGTTTTAAGTAGTGAGTTAGTAACGAATGGAGGTTTTGATACGGATAGTGATTGGAATAAATTAAACGGAAGTACAATAAGCGGAGGTTTTGGGACTGTAATTGCTGGTGGTAATGTCGAAGCTGGGAGTTCGAATTGGTCATTAAATCAAAATACTGTATTTTCAGCAAATAAAAAATATAAAGTAAATTTTAGAGCAAGACAAACTTCAGGTAGTGGAAAATTTCAAGCATCAAGAGATTATTATTTTTTTATAGATGAAGTAATAACATCAAGTTTTGTTGATTATAGCTTTATCGTTGATTCAGGTTCATTGAATTTTACTGGTAATTTAGTTTTTGGAGGCAGAACAAGCGGAGATGAATTTGAAGTAGACAACGTATCAGTAAAAGAAGTAATTCAAAATAACATCCCTCGCGTTTCCTACCTTAACAACTCCAATGGCTCACTAATTTTAGAGCCACAGAGGACGAATTTGATTACTAATTCAAATTCTAATAGTTTAAACTTCACATTAGACAATGTCAGTATGACTTACAACTCTATAATGTCACCTGACGGAGAAACTAACGGTATATTGTTTGAGCAAACTGGTTCAGCTAATTCAAATAGTGCATATAATTATGGGCTAACCACAACTGACGGAACATATTCTTATTCGTTATTTATAAAAGCAAAAGATTCAACTCAATTTAGGTTTTATTCAAGTAATGGAGCATCGACTTTAGTTCAAGATTTTAACCCTTTAGAAATGACAGAGGGTATTTTAAGCGGTAATTTAAACCTAAAATTTGAGGACTATGGAAATGGTTGGTTTAGAGTTAGTTTTACAAGAACATTGTCAAGTGCTGCGTTTCATAGATTACAAATTTATCCAGATAGAAACAACACACAAAAAGGTGTATATATATTTGGATTGCAAGTTGAAAGTGGTGGAAACTACGCCACAAGTTACATCCCAACTTCAGGCTCATCCGCTACAAGGAATGCGGATGTGTGTAGTATTACAGATGTTGCGGATAGAATAGGGCAAACAAAGGGTACTTTGTATTCTAAATTTGATTTAACAGAGGATAGTGCTTTTACAATTATTGAAATAAATTTAGGTAACTCTACAAATAATAGAATTCTTGCTTATAGAAACGCATCATACATAGTATTTGTTGTTCAAGTAGGTGGTGCAATAGAGATTAACAATTCAACACTTGTGACATTTTTAGACACAAATAAAATTGCAGTCACCTATCAAACAGACGACTTTAAAATATACTTAAATGGGTCTTTGGTAAAAACATATACAAGTGGAAGCATCCCAAGCGGTTTTGATACAATAGACTTGCAAGACAATTACCTACAAGGCAGAAAACAAAGTATAAAAGATTTAAAAGTATATAAAGAAATACTGACAAATTCTGAATTAACAGCATTAACAACATTATGATTTTTAAAAAATACGAATTTACAGACGAACAATGGGAAACCATTAGACCAACCCTATACTCTAAAGATGAGGAAGGAAACGAAACTTTAATACCAGCAATCAATGCAGTTGTTGAAATAGGAAATATTTGCAAGGCATTTGATGAGGAAGG